GTGTTAAGTGCAGTTATTCATTTAGTTATCATTTTAAATACAAATAAAAGTAAAATAATTGTATTTATTTGATGAAAATAATTGCAAATACAAATATTAGTATCATATTTGTATGGGTTTTTGAAACGAATCAATTACCTCTAAAAAATAAAACGATGAAAGCTTTAGAAATTTACACAACAAGAAAAGACGAATTAGTAGAAAAAACTATCGCATTATTATCAACTGCATTGAGCGGTGACCGTGCTAACAGAACTTTCTTTTTTAAGGTTGATGAAGAAACAGGTGAATTAACAGTTGATTATCATTATTATTTAGGTCAAATCGTTACTTCTGACAATTGTTTTTATACAATTAAAGACCACCAAACCCCCGATTTCGAAGAATTTGGTTATGAAAGTTTTGAAGAAATGGATTTTGATGCCTGTGGATTTACCAAACAGATTGAAAATGCAATTGATGAAAAGATTGCTTTAATTGAAGAATAATGAGAGTAATTCTTTTTACAAACAAAAAAACTGGAGAAGATGAATGCTTCTCCAGTTTAAAACCTTTTTTCGATAAATACCCTGTTTATAAAGAAAACGAAGACAATATAAACACGTATTTATCTCGAAAAAAACAGGCTTTTGAAACTGATGAAATCAAAGTACAACGGCTCGATGTGCAACGGTCTTTATAATTGCACTTAACGATGATTATAAACACAGGCGGGATTTTGGAACTGCAACCAAGCCTAACCTGATAGCTAACAAATAGCAGCAAGCGTTAAAAAGTCACATAGCCCCGCTTGGGTTTATAATGGGTTATGTTGCGTTAATTATTATGAATTTCAAGAAATTTAATTTTTGGTTGCAAATAGCAATGATGCCAATTATGTATGTGGTAGCGGTTTTAAAAATACTAGTAATGATTCCGATGTGTATAATTGGAATATGTAATTATGTGCGGGACGAATATTTATCATCTAATTCTAATGCAACATAACGATGGTGCTATGAGCAGTAGCGGATTACGAGTGATAAACTTTCAAATTATAACAAATGATTGAACGAGATACAGAACTTAAAATAACCAGCGAACCCGCTATTGCTTATAGTACGTGTTACAGGCAGTACGGGATTAATGTACTATCTCTTTTCGATGGAATATCGTGCGGTAGGATTGCTTTAGAATGTGTTGGGTATGAAGTAAGACAATATTTTGCAAGTGAGATTAAACCACACGCAATAAAATGTACACAAAGCAACTACCCTAATACAATACAATTAGGTAGTGTTTTGAATGTGAAAGGTAGCGATTTGCCAAAAATTGATTTATTGATAGGCGGCTCTCCTTGTAAAGGGATTTCAAGACTTAATAAAAACCAAGAAGGGCTTGAACACGCTGAAAGTAAACTTTTTTGGGAATACATTAGGTTGCTTAATGAGTTAAAACCAAAGTATTTTTTACTTGAAAACACGCACGGAAACAAAGAAGCTACCGAAATAATCACAGAAACATTAGGAGTTAAACCTATTTCAATAAATAGTAAGTTAGTTTCTGCTCAAAATAGACCAAGATACTATTGGACTAATATTCCAGGAGTTAAGCAACCGAAAGATAAAGGAATTACAACCGCCGATGTATTTGACTACTCTGGAGAATTGGCTGATGAATGTAGAGTAAAATGGCTGACTTCTGAAAGCGGTAAAAAATCGGTTGCAAATGGCTATACAAGAGTAAATCCATATCCTAAAAGCGGTTGCTTAACGGCTAATGGACACAGAAAATGGAACGAAAATTATTTATTGAAAGATGGCGTGTATCGCTACCTTTCGCAAACCGAAATTGAAAAACTACAAACACTACCTATTGGTTACACAAAAATATTGTCTTACGATGAAGCGTATGATTGTATAGGCGATGGGTGGACAGTTGATATTATAGCACACATTCTGTCTTTTGCGGAGTGGTCGTAGTATTGCCTGTAACGAGTAAATAAACGCACCTTTTTTATAACTATCTAATTATCAACAACAAAAACGACATTTAAACGTTTTAAACGTATAATTATTATTAAACGTTTATAATACGGGTAACAAATTAATAATCAAATAATTACACTATTTAACAGTCACATGGCTACTTTAAACACGTTCTTGCCCGGCAGTTGACCGGCGAGGGTGCCAGAACCGTATAACTAAATCGCTCCGATCCTGTTTTTAAACATATAACCAAATAGGCAGAAATCAAACCATTATAACTAAATTTGGATAAAAATTAAACAATAGCTAAAAATTAAATGTATGGAAAAAACGCATTGGAAAAAAGTATTTAACAGCGAGTATTTAGGCAGCTGCGATTTAGAGGATGGCAAAGATATTCGGGCAACAATAAAAAACGTTGTCATAAAAAAAGTAAAAAATACCGACGGTAAAGAAACCGACCGAAACGTGGCTTATTTTACCGACCCTAATCTAAAGCCAATGGTATTGAATGCAACAAATTGCAAGATTCTAAAAAAATTCTGCAATTCACCCTGGATTAACGATTGGGTAAATATGGCCGTTCAAATTTATGTTAAAGACGATGTAAAAGCATTTGGGGACATAACTGAAGGATTGCGTTTTCGGGAATACAAACCATCAGACGAAAAGCCAAAATTAACCTTTGAAATGCCAGCTTATCAAAAAGCATTGGAATTGTTAAAATCAAAAACAAAAACAATTGCCGACATTGAAAAGGTTTATACGCTAACAAAAGAAGTCCGGGCTGAACTATTAAAAATAATTCCAGTATGATTTATCACAACGTCGCACAAAACAGCGAGGATTGGTTAATCCTGAAAAACGGTAAATTTTCGGCATCTTCGGCCTCTGATTTGTGGATGAAAGAGGACACAAAAGGGTTCAACGAAGCTATAATAAAAGTAGCTTACGAGCGAGTTACTGGGTTATGCCAAGAATCATATTCAAACAAATGGATGCAGCACGGCCACGAATTTGAACCACTTGCAGCTGAAAACTACGAGATTGAATCATTTAACCAAACCGAAATTATTGGGCTATATGAATACAACTCATACGCTTGTGCTTCACCCGACCGCAAAATAGTTGGTGAAAATGCTGGGTGTGAATTTAAATGTCCATCATTTCAGGTTTACGATGAATATTTACGCACTTTTAAAATTCCAAAATCATACTTTTGGCAAATCCATTGGCAGTTATTTTGCACCGGATGGGACTATATAGACTATATGCCTTTTATAAGCCCTAGCGTAAAGCAAATATTAATTCGGGTTGACAAAGATCAAAATATACTCAATGAAATAGCCGAAAAACTTGAATATTGCACTAAATTGGTCGATAATAAAATAAAATTGATTCAGAGATAACTATTTTAAAGCCTATCAATAGGTAGGCTTTATTTTACTTTAAAAATAAAATAATGCCAAATATAGGAAAAATAATAGTTGAAAAATATTGCATACATCAAGGGTATGGCAATTGGTCGGTTGATGAAACCAAATTGATCGAAGCGATAAATAAATTGTGCATTAATTGCAAAAAACCTGCTAAACAACATAAACCAACAGTCGATAAATCAAATCAATAATATTAACTTTATGTAAAAATTAAACGATATGAAAATAGACTATTCAATCGAAGTTCTGGAAGCGGAGCTTAAAAGGTTAAATTTAGCTTTAGAGCCGCAAAAGCAAAAGGTTTCAAATATTTTAATTGACGAAACAAAAACAAAAATAAAAGATATTGAAACCGGAATTTCAACGCTTCAGGTTAAGAAATTAATGGATTCTTTCGATGACTGAAAAAAGCTGCAAAGACTGTGTTTTTAAATATTTAGAAATGCAGGATTTAAAACCTATGTGGAGGTGTATTAAACATAAATTAAAAACAGGTTCGAGTATGCGGATTCCAAAATCTAAGCTTGCCTGTCATTTTTTTATTGAATCAAATTTTAAATTTGAAAATTAATGAAAACTAAAAAACTAAAAGTATGACACAAATTAAAAAAATCACACCTACTCATCAGAATATTTTTACCGGTAAAAAAGTACAAGTGATGAATTATGGTTACGAAAATACTACCTATCTGGTTGATGAACCAATATTTATTTTAAATTTATTTATCCAAGAGTTTACGAAACCAAATTACGCTTTCAAACAGTGCTATGAAAAATTGTCCTAAATGCGGAAAGCAACTTCGCCAAATTTGGAATAGCACTTTATTTCATCCGTGCGGATATTGTTTGAATTGCAAAAACAGGTCAATTTTTAAAGGATCGTCTATGAAACGAGGAAGTCATCAGGATAAATCAAATAAAGGCAAAACACCTCGTCAAAAAGCGATGGATACGGCTGATAAATGGTTTAGTTGGTATATCCGTTTAAAATATTCCTTTGAAATGAATGGGGAATTATTTTGTAAGTGTTATACATGTGAAACTATTAAGCCAATTAAAAATATAGATAACGGCCATTACGTATCACGTAAAGAGAAATCAACCAGGTTTGCAGAAAACAACGCTCGGCCACAATGCGTACGATGTAATGATCATTTACATGGTGAGCATACCAAATTCGGGCTTAATTTAGTCAAAGAAATAGGGGTTGAGGCTGTAGATAATTTAAGGCAATTGTCGTTATTTATAGGCGAAGACAATGAACTATTTTATCGAGAGCAAGCAAAGATATATCGGTTAAAATTCAATGATTTACTAAAAGAAAAAAATGTAAGCAACCCATGGAAAGCGTAAATTTTAATCATATAACCAAAATAGATATTTTTGTCAAACGAAGTAAGGTAGATTTACTCGGAATTGAGAAGATAAAAAACATTTGTAAATTAGCTATTGAACTGGAATATATCAACGCTATTTATGATAAAGAAATAGCGGACAAAATTAAATTGCTTGATAAACTAAATGGGTTTAGTGATTAAACAATAAAACTTAAAACTATGACTTACAAAGAACTAATTGATTTAGGATTTGTCCGTGAAGACATGGATGATTCCGTTGAAATGGATAGTAGCGGTTATCCTGGATTTTCATTAAAATTAGAATTATATGGAAAAATGGCTGTGGGATGTGCATACCCGGAAATTAATAAAATGATATTATATATTCCAAAAAAAGGGCAGGATAGCTATCACACTACCCTAATTAACGACGAAATTTTGAAGGATTTAATTGAACTGTTTAAAATTTAAAATATGACTTGCATAAATATAGGTAAAGGATTCCTTTGCTTTAACAATATTGAATTTTCATGTCCACATTGCGGAAAAGTATATTATGATACCGATGAAAAGTATTCGAATCGGTGCAACAAAAACAAAAACTGGTGTACCCGGATAAAATGTACCTGCAATAATATTTTTTATATGATGTATGATTATAAAGGAAATGCAAGGTCGTTTATTTTAAATAAAAAATATTTCAAAAAATTTAATAATTAAAAACCAAAAAAATGAGCAGAAACATTAGTATTTATACAAATGACATTGATGTTTTTTTTGAAGAATTATCTGACAATGATTTAAAAGATGAATTGTTGGATCGGAAGGCCAATTTGGACTATCATTTTGAAGATTCAAAAGAATTATTACAACATCTAAAAAGATGTCTTGGACTACAGGATTGGCATGATAAAGAAAGGGTAATTAAAGAAATAAATGATTTGATTATTTAAAATAATTTACTAATTTTGTGATGCCAAAAGGCCGGGAAGTAAGAAACCCGATAAAACAACAGTACAGGTATGAATGATATTTTAAACATAAACAATATACCCTGTAAAGGGCAATACCAACAGCCGGGAGCGCCTGCCCCTTTCTTACCTGTTGGTTTTTGCTTTTTATGGGGTTTTTTAATTAAATAATATGATAGGAAAAGAATTAAGTCCAGTATTAACCGAAATCGAATCAACATTAATTGAATTTTACGGCTACAAACCTAATTTTACTGATGCCGGATTTAGGTCTGCTACTTACATATTTTTACAAGCAGTTTTAGACAAAATGTGGGAGGTGCAAAACTTCGATAAAATGGATATAAAAGACCGCGAACTGATGGCTGAAAAATGCGGAAATGAAATAAGTAAATTAATAAAAACATATACCGATATTGATACTCATAAAATGTTTTAATTATGGCATATTCCGACGATCTAAAAAATCCTAAATGGCAGAAAAAACGCCTTGAAATAATGGAACGCGACCAATTCCAATGCAAGTGCTGTTTATCTAAGGATAAAGAATTGACCGTACATCATAAAGAATATATCTCAGGACGAAAACCTTGGGAATATGAAGACAAGGTATTTATTACAATGTGTATCGAATGCCATGATTGGTTTCATAAGCTTCAAAAATTAGGAAAATTACCGCTAAATATACCGGAAAGGAATGAAACTGAGAATTTTATTTTTGCCTATCATATTTGTCAATTATACAACGATTACGGGGCTAACGGAATAAAACAACTCGATGATATGGCTGTTGCAATGACAATTAAACAGGATGAAATATGAAAGACGCTTTTTATTTTTCGCATGATTCAAATTCAAAAGATGATCCTAAGTGTGCATTATTGATAGAACAATTAGGATTAGAAGGATATGGTATATTTTGGGTACTGATAGAAATTTTACGGGATCAACCTAATTACAAATATCCGTTATCATTAATCCCATCTATTGCCAGAAAATATAATAGTACTGTTGAAAAAGTAAAAACAGTAGTATTCAATTATGCTCTTTTTGAGATCGAAAATGATACATTTTTTTATTCAAATTCACTTTTGGAGCGGATGAATAAATACGAATTAAAATGTTCAAACGCCTCTAAAGCAGGCAAAATAAGTGCAGAAAAAAGGAAATTAATGCTTTGTTCAACAACCGTTCAACAACCGTTCAACGAACGTTCAACAACCGTTCAACCTAATAAATCAAATCAAATCAAATCAAATCAAAGTAAAATAAAAGAAAATAAAAATTTTATTCCACCACAACAAAAAGAAGTGTTTGATTATTGTCAAGAACGAAAAAATGGCATAGACTCAAACAAATTCATCAATTACTATCAGGCAAAGGGGTGGATGATTGGCAAAAACAAGATGAAGGACTGGAAAGCGGCGGTTAGGACGTGGGAAAATACACAATCAAATAATAACCAGGATCAAGAAACAAAACCATTGGTAGCCGAAAAAATGTATAATTATATGATTTGGGATCATCATTCGAGAACAAATAGGACAGAGGCGCAATATCTTAAAGATTGTGAAGAAAATAAAGGTGGAATCAAACTAATGTAATTATTATGAACCTCAACGGCTTTGAAATAGATAAATTTAATCAATACAATTTGCCCGAAAACGTAAAGCAAAGTATCTGCCCTTTATGTTCAGAGCAAAGAAAAAAGAAAACGGACAAATGCCTTACAATTGATTGGAATAGGGGCTTGGCTAAGTGCTGGCATTGTAACGAATTGCTCCAGCTTCACACTTACAAGCATAAAGAAAATCAAAAGGAATACGCCCGCCCGGAGTGGAAAAACAATACTAAACTATCCGATAAACTTGTAAAATGGTTTGAAGGTAGGAAAATTAGCCAGTTTACGCTTCGCCAAATGAAAATAACAGAAGGCATGGAATGGATGCCGCAAAGCCAAAAAGAAGAAAATACCGTACAATTTAATTATTTCAGGAATCAGGAATTGGTTAACGTCAAATATCGCACTGGTGACAAAAAATTCAAATTATTTAAGGATGCAGAAAAGATATTTTACAATTATGATAACTGCATGATTTCAAGTGATATACTAATCGTTGAGGGAGAAATTGATTGCTTATCATTTATTGAGGCCGGGGTTTTTCATTGTGTTTCCGTTCCGAACGGATCAGTTAAAAAAGGCCAGGTAAATTTAGATTACTTGGATAATTGCATTGAAATATTTGAAAATAAAAATAAGGTTTATTTAGCACTTGACAAAGACGAGGCCGGGCAACATACACAAAAAGAATTTATCCGCCGCCTTGGCCTTGAAAGATGCTTAACGGTCGATTTTGAAGGCTGCAAAGACGCAAACGAATATCTGATAAAATACGGATCCGAAAAATTACGTCAAACAATCGACAACGCAAAAGAAATTCCGATCGAAGGGGTGAGTTCAGTAAACGACTGGCGGGGTGAATTCGAGGAGTATCTTATGAATGGGATGCAAAAAGGCTTTCAGATAGGTATCGAATCATTTGATAAAGTGTTTTCGACTTATACCGGGCAATTTATAACGGTTACGGGAATTCCTTCAAGTGGAAAATCCGACTTTGTTGATCAAATGGCTTTGGGGTATAATCGTAATTACGGGTGGAAGGTGGCTTATGCCAGCCCAGAAAACAAGCCAAATAAAATACATGCCGGGAAACTGATAGCCAAAATTTGCGGCCAATGGATACACACGCCTAAACAAATAAACACCGAATGGTTTAACAAAGCATCGGATTTGATCAATGATAATTTTAAATTCATTGATTTGGCCAATGGCTTCGACCTTGATTCTGTTCTTGAAAAAGCAAGGCAAATGGTTTTTAAGTTTGGAATTAAAGTACTCGTAATTGACCCTTACAACAAAGTGCGACTAAAAGAAAGCATCAACAAACCGATAACCGAATACACCAACGATTATTTGATCAAGATTGATGAATTTGCCCGAAAATATGATGTATTGCCAATTTTGGTGGCTCATCCACGAAAGCCAGGGGTGGGGGAAACGAGGGGATATAAGCCATCCTTTTACGATATAAAAGGCGGTGGTGAATTCTACGACATGTCTCCACATGGAATTTTAGTACACCGGGTATTTGAACCCGATGTGGTTGAGGTGGAAGTTTTGAAAGTCAAATTTAGCCATCTTGGAGAAAACCACGGGCATTGTTTTTTGAAATGGGATTTAAAATCAGGCCGGTATCTTGACTTTGCAGTCCAAAACGATAATCCTAATTTACTGTCAGGACTACTCGATGAAGGTGTGAATTGGATGGTTGAAACCGGCGAGCAAAAACAGATTTGCTATCCTGATAATGATTTTCCTTTGAACACTAATTTTTATGAAATTGATGAACGTGAACCGACATTTTAGCAATATAAAAACAAAACCATGCTTTCTAACATATCCAAACAATCATTAAAATCAAAATAGTATTTGTAAATTTGATAAACTAAAAATCAATATTATGGAACTTACACATAAATTTTTGCTCCAAAAAGCTGCTGAATATAAAAAGGCAGCAAACGAAATACTAACCAATAGTTTTGAATTTTTGAATTCTGTTGAAAATTCTGGGCTTTTGGTAAATGATGACTGGGTCAAAGAGATATTGCTTTCAAACAATTACCGGTATTTCAATGCTTGTGTGGCTTATAATGAAGTTTTGGATATGTTAAAAGAAGTTGAATGATGAAAGATACAGATCAGATATTATCCTACATATTCGACGGTGACTACTTTATCCCTGCAAACCAGGAAGCAATAAAAAACAGTCAGGAATTGATGCCCGGCCAATACATCTATCACAAAGATGTTTCGACACGAGACGCAATTTTTCACGCTGGCTATTTCAAGTTTTTATCGTTTTGCTATAGCAAAATGCCGGTAACATTTAAAAAACAATGCCCGAATTCAAAGTTTTATTTGTTCCTAAAAATATACACCGGTAAATACCAGGTTTCAAACATTAACGTTTTTGGTCAAAATTATCCGATAGTCGAATACGATTCCATCAGTTTCAAAAATATGACTGAGGAAAAGTTTGAGCGGTTTGTGAAAGATCAAATACCTGACATTTATAAGCTGATAAACGAGTCATACGATGAATATAGTTACGAAAAAATAATCCAAGAAATTGAACTGGAATACGTTCGTTTTTTGTCAAAATTATACGAAAAATTGAAATAATTAACTAAATATTAATAATTTAGCACTATGGAAACAAAAATAAGAGCATGGGATGGAAATCAAATGTTGTACAAAAATATATTTGATTTGAATTGGTACTCGACCGAATCAAACGACGCAAATGGGTGCAACACGGTTCGCAAAATGATACCATCAGACCGGGAATTGCCCACCATGTTTTCAACTGGCCAAAAAGACAAAAATGGCAAAACTATTTATCAAGGCGACTTTGATGTTGATGGAATATGCGTTGTTTGGTGCGACACCTGTAACGGGTGGGAATTTGGACAACTTGACAGACCTACGAATGAAATCGTGATCCCATGCCACTGCTGCGATGCTAATTTTATGTTTGAAGATGTTATATATGATTTTGTTATATATGGGAATATTTACCAAAACAATAAATGAAATAGCAACAATGAAAAAAGAAAAACAGGAAAATAAGTCAATTAAAGAAAATTGGATAAAAACACAACCGCGTTCAGAAAAGCAACAGGCTATTAATTTGTTAAAAAAGTGCAAAGAAATTGAAAGCAAATGCGAAAACGAACTTGTTAATATACCAATTCATAACGGATATATCCGGGTATTAAAATGCAATATTGGCTGTAAGTGCGAAGGCAAAATGTATGTCCAGGATGTCAAAACCGGTTTGTTTTTCTGCAATAAATGCGGGGCCTCAAAACCGGCCAACAGTAAAAAACATTCAAATAGTGTTTTATAACACATTGTTTCAAGATACAACCAATTGATATTAACCTTAAATTTGGTCTATTAAATCAAACTAAAAATTAAACGTATGAACGATACATTGCAGCCAATCGAACCTTTAATTAATCCAAAAGTAAGGTATGACCGCCGTCAAATGTTTTTTGAATACAAAAAATTAATGACAATGTTCATGGAATTGGAGCAAATGTTTTATGATCAATTGTTTGAAGAAAGCAAATTGACTTATAAAGAATTGTATGATCATTATCTGAATGAATACAAAGTACAAGCTGATTGGATCATTGAAGTTATAAAGCCAAAATATTTCAAAATTAGGGAAGATTATTTTGCAACATCATTTTTCCCAATCGAAAATAATAATAAAATAGTTTTTCATAGTTAGGTTTTCCTACCGGCTTTGATCCGATGATGCGGCCAATGTTCCGGGTGGTTTTTAAAAGTAAAAATTTCTTTGAAAATACAAAGTCAATCAACGGTAATAAAGATGTAAGGAGAAGTGTGGCGAAAGCCTAAGTAATTAAATTACAACCGAATTACATTAATAAAAACCGGCCTTTAATTTACAGAAAATACCGTCTGCTACGGCGGAAACGCACGCTCGACACGTGCAAGGTGATTGACTTTTTTAATTTAAATTGGAATACAAAAAATATGAAATCAAAATTAAATAAACTCACAAACTGGGTCGAAGAAAACAAAGTAGACATCTCGTCAGTTGCTTTAAAGTCAATAGATGAGCTAATAGAATGTGGAGAAACATCAACATCTAAAAAAACGCCTCACGGTATCAGCGACTGGACTGGTGAGGTTAAAAAAATCTTAAATATGTTTGATATTAAATTTTCATTTGGAAATAATCATGGCAAATTTATCGAAATTCAAGACGAAATTTTTTTGACGGAATGCGATTATTATCTTTTTGAAAAAGAAATGCCTAGCATGATCGCAAAGGTAGAAGAAATAGTTAATCAAATAGACCAAACAATTTTACAAATTTTGGAAAGTAATAATTTTACTTTAAAAACGTATATTTCACGTCCTGAGCAGATTGAATTTAATTGGATAGATCTAATTAGGCACATGCCTGATGGTGATAGAAAATTAACCGACAAAGAAAAAATAACAAAAATAATAAATAAATCATAATGTTTTTTAGTTAGTAAAATATACGACTTATGAAACGAAAACATAATTTTAAAGTGGGTGAGCGCCCATAAATTACGTACAAACTTTGGAACGAAATATAAACTTAAAATAACCAAGCGATGGCAGAATTAAAAGATTGGACAGAACCAGATTTAAAAGGCAATATTGATGTGCCAGACGAATTAATGCCTTTATTTAATAAGATTGGGATGCAAATAAGATTCCACACTATTTCAGGGGCAAATGAAGTGCTAACAATAGCTAGAATGGTTAAAGTAGCACAAGAGTTTTTTGAAGGACGCGCGTTGGCAAAAACTTCAAACGATGCGAGCGCATTGCCTATACCTGATGTTGTGTGCAGTACTTGCAAGCACTGGGGCGGGCAAGGTACAATAGGATTAGCAAAAACAACAACTGGCGATAATAGAACCTGTATGGCTTATTTATTTGGAGATATGGATAATGAAAACTTCAAATCAATGCCAAATTGGAAAGTAACTTTCGGAAACTTAAATGTAGCGAAGGGCGTGTTAGAGACTCATAAAGATTTTGTATGTGTAAATCACAATTCAGTATTCGAGGAGTAGTATTCACACAACTATCGCCAGTATTTATTGAATTTTTAAAATCAATTATATGAATGAATTTGCATTAGCACAATTAACGGAACTATGCCAAATGGTTGACTTAGGATGTAAACCAGTTGCGTTACTATCGATTAGAGTTTCGGAATATCAAAAAGCAATTGATATTATTTATAATGAACATTCATTACATGCTATCAGTAAGCGATTAAACGAATCGTTTTTTAGTGTTTTTATATTCAAAAACTATGATTTGCGTTTTGTCTTAGACTTACTCCCGGACGATCCAAAGACCCTAACAGACCACGCATTATTAGGCTATCTTTTTGGATATGACACCGATTCGATTTGTAAATATATTGTCAAACATTGTGAATTGAACGAACCTAATTTAATGTGATGCCGTATCTTATTATGGGTGGTAACGGTATTGCGGTATGTTGTCGGTTGCCGTTAAAATACCACCGACTTTGATACGAGTGATAACTTAACAATATACGAGCAATGGAAACGCCAACTGAAATACTACAACATAGATTAGATGCCCTAAAATATATGGCAAATACGAGAGGTTTCTCGTCTAAGAAAAAAGAGGTAAAACAGATGATACCTCAATTTGAAATAGCACTGCAAATATTAGAGTGTGCGCTGGAAGAAACTTCAGACGAGAGAAATAACTGCAATATACCGCATGTTAGCTATCAGTTACCTTCTTGCCCGAATTGCGAAAAAACGATGGAGCCTTGCAGAGTTTCATATAGTTGTCCAGAGTGCCACACTACTTTAAGGTAACTGATAGCTAATAGGTGGCGATTGATTGCACTTGTTGAACAATTTTTGAATCCTTTGTCGATTCAAAAAATGCAAGGAAATAGTAGATGTTTACTTCATTACAAAAAAGACGGATTATGAAAAAAATAAACATTTTGAAAATAGCAGCATTGATTACCATTGCCTGGATGTTTTTTATGGTATTTTTGATGGTAAAAAGCTGCGAAAATTACAATACAAGCCCGATAATTGACAATCAAATCAGGCTTACAAAAGAACAAACTTACGAGCTATTTGAAGATGCTTACAATTCAGGATACCGAAAGGGTAGGCATTATGCCAGGATCAACAAATTGACCCCTTTTGAAATCGACATTGAGGCCGATTCTGCTTTGATAATGGACAAATATTTTAAATAAAATGGAAAAAATAATACTTGAAAATAGAAGTGATTTATCTTTTGATATATTTATGTATCTTGTCTTTGACATAATAAAAGAAGGAAAAATATCAAATAAAGGAAAACAATATTGTTTTATGACTACTTATGATTTTTTAGGCAAAAAATATAAAATAATTAGCCAGATTAATAAAAAATCAAACAAGTTGATATTGATGAATATATAATACTTCATTCCATAATTGGTCAAAAGTTCTCAGCTTTCCGGGGCTTTCTTTTTAAAAACATGTCAAAAAACATACTTTTTTAGTGAAAATAATTGGAAAATAAAATTGCCATATCAAATATTATACTTACATTTACATCATTAAATCAAACTAAAAAAATAGAAATAATGAAAACCTCAAGAATCGAAATCGGAACAAAAGTAAACGGAAGCAAAGGTCAGGGTACTATTACTTCAATCATTACTAAATCTACTGGATATGTAGAAGTAACCTATAATTCAGGGATTGTTAAAAAAGAAATGGCTTTCAATTTAACCGACGAAAACGGCGTTTCTTTGAAATCAAAACCAGCAAGCCAAAATCACGGTGAAAAATTAAACCCATCGAACTTTATGTCAAAAGAAGCAAAAGCCAATTACGTTACCATGAGCCGTGATGATTTTGAAGAGATGAGAAAAAATGATGCCCGCAACAGTAAATCATTTTAATTTAACATAAAAATCAAACGCGATGAAATCAAAAACTAAAATTTTGAAAATCAACTCCGAAGGTTCATTGGTTGAATGGAACGATAGATTGAACCGATTTGAATTAACAAGCCGTGCATGGCGTTGGAGCGATATTACCCCCGGATATGTTCGAGAAAGTAAGCGCAATTACGCGCGAATTAAACCCCTTAGTTGAGAAATACTAAGGCTGACCCCTCAATTAAAGAGGGGTTTTTTATTTGTACATATTTGAAAATTAGTTATATTTGCTAAAAATATTGGATATGTTCGGACTTGGGTTAAATTTGGGATCAAGATTTATAAAATCATTAGAAGCAGAATACAAATTAGTATATAATGCGATAACTTCAAAACCAAATGCGTTAGATAAAAAAGCGCAAAATCAGTTAATTAAAGATTTAAAAGCTGCTGGATCTTATGTTAAAGGTGAATTTTTTAATCTTTATTCAACACCAGATCAGCAAAGCGCGTTATTGAATTGGATGAATCCAGGAACATTTAACCCATCAGCAGTTAATGCACCTGTATTTGAAGCATATAAAGGATTTACTGGGAATTCAGGTACAACAAAAAAATATATAAGAACTAATTTTATTCCTTCAATAAATGCCACTAAAATTAGTCAAAATAATGTTTGCATGATAGTTGGAATCGGTAGTAATGTTTCAGAAATGCTTTGGGACTGTGGAGCTTCTGGTGGTGGTGCTAATTTGGCAATGGGTAGCGTTTTGAATGCAAACACACGCCAATTTTACTCATTGGCTAATGATGCTACTACTAACTCATTAGGTACGGTTGGCGCTTACGATAAAACTAGTATTGGATTTTATGCCATAAACAGAAACAATTCTGCTAATTATATTAAATATACTAATTTTATAAAAAGTACACACACAGTTGCTTCTACAGGAATAGCTAGTAAAGAAATATATGGGTGCGCAATAAATAGTAACGGCACTCCCTCACCTTCGAATAAACAAATAAGGTTTCTTTTTTTATGTTCAGCATTAACCGATGATGAATATTTTGCAACTCTCGAAGCTTTTAATAAGTATTTAGCAAATTATAATGCTCATTTAGTATCAGTTGACAAAGAATCCGATAGGGTGTTGGGCATAAATACCGTACCGGTAACCGCTGCCGGTGATTATTATAACGTAAATGTTTTAAAAACATATTCATGGCTTGTGACTAGAGATACTGCTATTGCTTTTGATAATTATCCGGCTGGTTTTGCTAATGATTTTATATTAAATATGTATAATATTATAAAATCAAAAACAACAATTGAAGGTGATCTAGCCTATCAAGTACCTGATGGATTAGTACTAAGTACACTAGCAGTAGCTAATCTACATGCGTATGGGGCAGCACTTGATGGTAATTTTTATTTAATCAATATTGCTTACAATTACTGGAAGAAATCAGGATTAAACTCTTTTGCTACATCCGAATTAGCATTTTTAAAACTACTTGCAGATCATGCTACGAGAGATACAGATGGTTTAATTATAGTACCTTCTGGAGGAAGTATTTTAGTGAGCTGGGGATTCTTTGATGGCGTTAATTTGACAGGTAAATCATTGTTTGTTAATGTATTGGCTTATAATGCCTATAAAGAATTAGCCGAAATGGCGTTGGCAATAGAAGATACTGCTACTTATAATGATTGCATATCTAAAAGAGATCAATTAAAAACTTCTATCAATGCTACTTTTTACGTGCATGACAACGTTGGTGGCGTTGATAGGTATTGGATGAAAGCATCAACAGGAGTTTGTTCAGGTCAATTTGATTTGCCTGGTACTTGTTTTGCTATATATTCCGGTGTTGTAGATGCTGGTAAAATAGTATTAATATCTAATTATATTGTGTCAATTATTGATCAATGCACCTACGATGGAGGTATAATATGGGTTCCCGATTCGCATCAATATAATTATGGTACGACTTGTTGGGAATCGGGCGGTGGGGTATATGGGTATAATTCCTATCAAAATGGAGGATATTGGGCAACTGGCTTGAATTGGTTTCTTTATGTGGTTAATTCCATTAATCCCACGTTGGCTTCGTCTATATTTAGATTAGCTTATTATAGAATGGAAAAGAAAAATTTTCAAGAATGGTGGAATAAATCAACAGGTACAGGGGTACTTAATTATTCCACAAGTCAAACTGCATTATCTGATTGTAAGAGTTTTATTCAAACAGAAATTTTATAATTAACTTCAAAACATAAACAAAATGGCAAAAGGAGATTATTCAAATATGTCGTTACTTTACGACGAAAAAGGCAACCCGGTACCGGTAGGCAGCCCGGACACTGATGGAACTATAAAAATAACTACCGGAACAGCAACCACCGACCCAATAAGCGAAACAGTGATCACTTGTGTTGAACTGAATACCGATATTGATAGTTATATTTCGATTGGTGAAACCCCGGTTGCAAGTGATGCCACAATGCCATTATGGGCAAACCAACCAAGGCAATTTATGATCAAACCAAACGAAAAGATCGCGATAAGTGGCGGGACACTTTGGATAACCCCTTATAGGTCACTAAATGATTAGATTGCTTGACATAAAAGTCCAGTGGCTGAAAAATCCAGATTTGGAAGATTTGGGCATTGATTCAGAAAGCAATAAGTTTTGGAAACCGTGCAAGATAAACCCTGATGCAATTGCATGGGTGAACCCTTATGAACTTAATGGCAAACAACTCACCGAAATCCACTTTACCGGATATAATGAGGATGTTATTTTGACCAATATAAAATGGGACGGATTGGAAGAATTTTTAAACAAATGAGAAAAATAATTAAATATCTGAAATGTTTATTGGCTCAACCGGTTTGTGTTGACAATAAAAATCAGCTAAACCAAGGTGATTATATCCGATTTAAATCAAATTCATTATTTGGGTTACAAGATAAATATTATATTGTTAAATAAAATGCCCAAAAACACCGGTAAAACAAAGATTATAGTTAAATAATAGCTTAAATAACAGATTATGGCAGCTAAAAAACAAAAAAAAGAAACAATTGAACCACCATCAGAACTTAATGAAAATCAAAAAACATTTTGCCGGGAATACATTTTTGATTGGAACGCATCACGAGCCTATCGGGTTGCTTACCCAGGTAATCAAACCGAAGATGCAATAAAAGCTAACGCATGTAGAATGCTTACAAATGATTACATTAAAGCCTACATTGAAGAAATACAAAAAGACCTAGAAAAACAAGCCGGGATTAGCCGGTTAAGAGTGATCAAAGAACATGAAAAACTTGCTTTCTCATCAATTGCCCATTTGCATAATAAATGGATTGAATTAAAAGACTTTGAACTGTTAAGTAAAGATCAAAAAGACTGCATTGCCGAAATAGATACCAAAATAAAAACAGAATACCAATACAACAAAGAAACAGAAAAAAAAGAGCCTATTTCTGTCGAATATATCAGGATAAAGCTTTACGATAAACAAAAGTCATTGGATTCAATCACAAAGATGCTTGGTTATAATGCACCGGAAAAAACGGAACTAACCGGAAAAGATGGCAAAGATTTAATCCCAACAATAAAAGGCATAACATTTGAAACCCCATGATTTTCATTGACAACAATGGTTATTTGAATTTAAGCCAATTACATCCGGTCCAGCAGGAATTTATTAGATCAAAATATTTACACACTGGAATAGTTGGCGGCTATCAAAGTGGCAAATCAACAGCAGCCGCAATCAAAGCCATAACGCACCTTTTGCGATTCCCAACCGTGCCAATAGCTTATTATTTACCAACATACGGTTTATTTGACGATATGCTTGTCCCAAAGCTTGATTCGTTGTTCAAAAAAATAAACATAGAATATACCTACAATAAAGCCGATTCAAAAATAAGGACTAAATACGGTGAGATATGGATGAGGTCAATGGATAACCCTGACAGGATAGTGTCATATTCGGTTGGCTATTCTATCGTTGACGAAGTTGACGTAGTCCACCCAAACCGGCGAATGGATGCCATGAAACGGATTGCATCAAGGAATTCGTTTATGAAAGGCGCTCCCAATCAAATTGATTTTGTGAGCACCCCGGAAGGATTTGCATACATGTACCAGTTTTTTGAAAAGAATTGGAACGAAAACAAATTACTATTAAAGCTAAAAACCGGGGACAACTCGGATAATTTAGCCGATGGGTACATCCAGGGATTGAGGGAGCAATATACAGCCGATCAATTAAAAGCCTATTTGGACGGTGAATTTGTTAATTTACTCGCTGGTACGGTCTATTATAAATTCGACAGGAAAGTAAATCATTGCGATAAGCTGGCTAGGGAAACCGATACTTTGCATATTGGAATTGATTTCAACGTCGGTAATATGGCCGCTGTTGTCCATATAATTGAAGATAAGCCTTATGCTGTTGATGAATTGATAAAAGTGTACGATACTGAACAAATGTGCAATATAATAAAAGAGCGCTATCCAAACAACCCTATTATAATTTACCCCGATGCTTCAGGCAGGCAGCGAAATACGGCAACCACAAAAACCGATATTGAAATATTAAGAAGGGCTGGGTTTACTGTTAAAGCAAAAAACTCAAACCCATTGGTCAATGACAGGATCAAAAATATGAACCGAATGTTTTGTGATGGTAACGGTAAGATAGGGTACATGGTAAACACCCACAAATGCACGGAATACAGGGAGGCTTTAGAGCGGATGGCTTATGATAATAATGGGCAACCTGACAAATCAAGCGGCTTTGATCACGTCACTGATGCGGGTGGCTACTTTATTTATTGGGAATATCCTCTAAAAACAATCATGGATGATTATTACAACAATATAAGTTCAAGTTAATGTTCCACATGGAACAAACAAATAATTTAATAACCAAAAAATATTTGATGTTTAACAGCATTGTTTTGTAAATATTTGTATATTTGCGAAACATATCTGTGTGGATGAAAGAATTTATTGCTAATTGTAAATATAAGCCAGAAATAAAAGAGGCAATCGAATACGAAGAGCGGTTAGCCTATTTTATCCAAACACACTCAGCAAAAGACATTTATTTTAACACTGACCAAATAATTGACGAGGTTTGGAATCAATCAAACCCATTCATCAACTGGCTAAAAGGATGGATGCGAAAAGACAATTTTAAATCTTACCTTAAATTTCTTCGTCACCCACTACCTACTGCATCGTTAATCCAGGACGATATCGTACCGGAACTTAAAAAAGTATTCGATGCAACTAATTCCTATTACGACTATAATTTTACTTCCAACGCAACAAAACATGCATCCGCGGATATGTTGTCGGGTTATTCGGAATATTACAAAGACAAGATTTTCAAGTCGCTTATCAATAACCACAATTCAATAATCATAACCGATTTTAAAGAAAAAAATAAACCGTATCGTTTTGAAGTTAAGATAGAAGATGTTAAGGCGATAGAACCGGATCAAGATGGATGCATCAAAAAGATAGCTTTTGAGGCTTATAATCAAGATGGAGAAGAAAGGTACTATTTTTATACCGATGAATTTTATTCGGTGTACGTGGAATCAGGTGAAGATTATATTTTAGAATCACAAACCTTTCACGGAATAGGCCGCTGCCCGGCTGATTTTATTTCAGTAGAAGCATTAAACAAGAAGAAATTCGTAGTCCGAAAAAGCATATTTTCAAACTACCTTGAAAAGTTTGAAAATTATGTTAACTATTACACGTTGCAAAAAATGTGTTTGCCTAACGGGGCTATGCCGGTTACTACTCTATACAGGCAAAACGGCAAACCATGTGAACGAGAATTTAATAACGGGTCAAAATGCGTAGGTGGCTACTTGCACGGTGAAAGGGGAATGTTAGGGAATAAGGACGAATTAGTCCCATGCCCTGTTTGCAACTCAAAAACAAAAATACAAGCCGGCTCGGTGTTCGAATTGCCTGTTCCGAAATTTGGCGACAATGGTGAAGCCCCTTATGATTTGAATGCCAATTTTGTTAAATTCCATTATATCCCGGTTGACATTTTGGAATGGTGGAACAAATTTGTAGATGAAAAATATAGCGAGATAAAATATCAGTTGGTTGGCAAAGGTACTGAACTTTCAAATGGCCAGGCAAAAAATGCTGATCAAATTGCCAGGGGAAACCAAACGCTTGAAAACACGCTCATTGAATTGAGCGGAAAGCTCTCAAAGCTCCAGCAGTCTTTGGATTTTAAGCTGCTTAAGATAGCATACGGTAAGGCTTTTGCGAGCTGCTACATTGATAAAGGAACTGATTTTTACCTTGAAACAGAATTCGAGTTAAGGGATTCGCTGGCAAAAGCCATCGACCCTATCGACAAAGAAAATATCATCAGCCGTATTAATTTTTCGGTGTACAAAAACAACCCGGAAAGGCTGCAAAGGTCAAATATCCTTTACAAATTACTGCCTTATTCTACATTGACCGATACTGAATTTATCGGGATGCAGGGTGTTGACCCAATAATGAAGGAATTGAGGCTAAATTTTAACTATTATATTGATGCTTTTGAAGCAGAATACGGGCAATTGAATGTGTTCTTTAACGATTATTTTGGCGAAACCGTATCAATGTCAAAGAAATTAGAGATAGCAAAGAAATTAATAACTGATAAAATAAACATAACAGACTATGCAAGTGTACAAACTGAGGTTGGTAATGGGCAAGGTAGCCAATTATGACCAAAACGGAAAATTAAAGAACAATGTGATCACCGCTAAATATGCCGGTGAGTTTGAACTCAGGAACATGCTTGATGACCAAGCTTGGAAGAAACTGGGGGCGTGTGAAATTAGCTGCGTGGATTGCTACGATTCAAAATCCCCTTCGGTAACCAATAAAGATCGGATGGCCGCTGTTAATGCAGAAATTGTAGCAAGCTTAAAAGCTGGGATTAAGCCAAAAACAGAAGTTGAATTGCTTAAAGAGCAAGTCGAAAAAGCAAATGAACAAAACAAAGCTATGGCCGAAAGGTTGGAACGCCTTGAAAAGTCAGGTGACACCGAAAAAGAAACCCGGAAAGCACTTTTTAATGAAGCTAAAGAATTGGGGTTGACCCCTCAAAAAAACATCTTGACCGATGATTTAAAAGCATTGGTTGAAAACGCAAAAAAATAGTTTAACAATATTAAAACATAACAGATTATGTTCCTTAACGAAGATTTATCAAAAGACTTAAAACCTGAACAGATTCAGGCAATCGAAACAGCTTATACAACCAAAGAGGCTGAATTGAAATCAATGGCAAACAAAAATGCCGATGCTATTTTGAACGGTTTTGCGGAGAAACTGAGTACAATTACCGGGGTTGCCCGAAAAGGTACTGATGAAAAAGTATCCCAACATTTCGAACGGATAGTCAATGAATGGCTGCCCGAAGTTGCCAAACCAAAACTTTCAGCCCTTGAAAAAGAGCGTGACGAATGGAAAATAAAATTTGAAAAACATGAAGGCGACGCTACTTTAAAGACAGAACTTGAAAAGTACAAAGCCGAAATTGCTAAGATACCTGATTTGTTAAAAAATAAAGAAGATGAGTGGAAAGCTAAATATACAGAGCTGGAAACCAATCATAAAAATTTTAAATTCAGCAAATCCATGGCCGATGCAATGCCTCAAATAGATAGTAACGTTAATCCATTTGAGGCGAAGGCAAAACAGCAAAATGCGATAGATCGCATCAAGCAAACCTATGAACTATCCTACGATGACAAGGATAATTTGATAGGTACAAAAGATTATCAAAAGTACCTGGTCGCCGACCTGTTGAAAAACGACGAAGAACTAAAAGGCATCATCTTGACAGAACAAGGTGGAATTGGTGGCGGTGGCGCACAGGGAGGCAAAAGAACAACAAAAACGCTTAATTTACCCGAAGGTATTGGCAAAGGTGCAGCCCAGCAGTTAATACAGGAATACATTATTTCTGTTGAAAACATTGGGCAGCTCGACTCTAAATTTTCGGATAGGTTTAAAGAATTGTGCAAAGAGAACAACGTGCTATAATTGATAGACCAATAAAGCACTCATTATTAACAATTTAAATTAATTATTTATGGCAAATCGTTTTATTGATTTTTCGGCGTTAGTGGCCTATCAAGATAGGGTAACGCAAACCGAAAAACTACAACAGCGGTACGGCCTTATTGAGTGCATGAAATACAATACACCCTTCAATAAGGTTTTGAACCCAACTTTATCCGCCCATCTTCAACAGGTTGAAGGGCGAACTACAGAATTTACAGGTCTGAAAGAACAGACTATCACAACCACATCGGTTGAAAGTTTTACCATCCCTGCGAATTTATCTACATCGGAACAAAAGACACTTAGTTTGATCACTATTATGTCTGGGTTTCAGTATTACCCTGCATGGTTTCAGAACAATACTATTGCGGTCAATGACTACCTGGCTAACAAGTATGATGAAGTGTTTGCCGCAATGGCAGCCGCAAAAGAAACATACATTGCAGCCAATTTAAACACTTATAAATCGCAGGTTTGCGCTGGTATTGATCAAATTAATGGCGGTGATGGAGTATTTGCATTTGATGCCGGTTTGGACACCGTGACAGTAAACAAAGCAGGTCAAAAGGATATGTTGTTTTCGAACTTACAGACCCTTTTCAGGATCAACAAATTGGCCGGTGCTTACAATGCAGTAGTTAACGAAGGTGGTTTTAACTTAGCTTTGAATGAGATTTTGAAATATGGAGCGGCCAATGACAAGAACCTAGCCAACATTAAAAACCAACTTCCTGTATTGTTTGAGACTTTGGGTATTTCTGCCACTTCATTCCAGTTTGTCGCCTACATGATGCGTAACGGTGCATTTGGAGGCGTTCAAAACTATCCTTATGATTTCCGTACCGGTACAACCATTGGCCAAAAACAATGGGGCATCATGCCAACTCCTGCTCCTTATATTGGCGAACGTTTAAATGTTTATCATAATACCGAAGCCGTTGACGCTTCATCTCTGGGTGACACATCTTCACACTTATTAATGACAGGTATGGAAGAATGGGGTTTTATCGACAAATTCTTTATTGTGAATAATTATAATAGCGATTTGACTACTCGAGTGAATGACATTTACAAAATAACCGGGGCAACCTCTTAATTAGGAAATCATGGCTAAATATTTAAAAGTAAATGCAGACGGTACGACTTCAGAAGTCGAAGCCGGAGCCTCAATTATCGGTTATATCGGTGATATTCTTAAAACTGGATACAACAAATTGATGGGTTACACCAAATTTGATTATAGACCTACTGGTGGTGGTACAAATGATTATGCCGTTCAAGTTAGATCGGAATCAGCAAAAACAACCGGCACTCATTGGGGTGTGGATTGCGAAACCCATTTAAAAGCAACCGGTGGTGCATCTTTGCGAAGTGTTCAGGGAGTGGCTGTTGTTGATGCCACTTATACAGCCACAGCTGCAACATTGATAGGATTATATGGTCAGGCTCGGGCAGATGGTGACGTTGCTGGAGCTTCTTTTCTTGCCGCTATTTACGGATTAATTGAAGCCGGGGCAGCAATTACCGCTACTCATGTGACATCATGTTGGCTTGATTCGCATCAGGCAAATGCCGTAACTGGGCAACATGATTTACTATACATGACCAACAATGGGGCTGCTCAAATGGATCAAGCCATCCATCTGTATGGAGGTGATAAAATTACCGCTTTGATTAACTTGGACACTTGTTCTGGAATGGTAGCCGATACCGCTACTACTGCTGGAACTTCAAAGAAAATCAAAGTGGTAATTGATGGAGTTGTACATTATCTGAACGCCTACACCGGCTAATTATGTATAATTTAAACGATATACAAAGTAAATGCTTTACCGACAAGCTTTTAACGTTCAAAAGTTCGCTGAATAGTTTGACCAGTAAATTGGACAGCGATTTGACAGGGGCTTCAAAAACAAATCGGTATTTAAACCAAGGCGTTCATCCGTTGGTGACCTTGGAAAACATCGAAGCGATGATCCCCCTGTTAAGTGATTTTGTTATTGCCGACTATGCAACTGGGATAACTTATGGTAATTATAACACCACTTTTGCGTTGACCGACGTTGTGATTAGCGGGTCGAAGTATTATATTTCGATTGCTGCATCCAATATTGGCCACACTCCCGCAAGTTCCGCAACTTACTGGAAAGAAACTACTTTGTTATCGTTGATTTTGAAAGACAAGATTAGGAGTTCAATCGAGATAGTATTGAGCAACCTACTGGTGCCTAATTTTATTGAAGAAAATAGGTACATGTACAGGGTTGCCAATACTGTTGATGATTTGATCGAAAATACTGATAAGCTGGTCGGATACCGGATATTTCCGACAACATCCGACCACTTACTATTTTTGATCAACCAAATAGGGCTTCATTTTGAAGAAAATGAAACTATAACCATGTACTTATACAACCAAAATACTTTAGTTTCATCGTTTGACGTATCGGCCACCTCGAATTATTTCGAATGGGTTGATATAACAGCCCTTGAAATAAATAGTAATTCGGGAGCATGGTTTTTGTTTTACGATCAAAAAGAACTAGAAGGCCGGGCAATCGGGAACAATACTGTTTTTTACAATTACATTTCTACTTGGGCAAATATCACACCATTTGAAATGGCAAGCTTGACCGACTTGCCAAATATTACAAGCTCGAATTTGGTTTATGATAAAAATTACGGGCTTAACCTCAATTTTTCTATTAGTTACGATTTGACAAATTTTGTCAAACAACATTTGACCCAATTCGCTGAATGCTTTCAAAGACAATTTGAATACGACATCCTTAATATGTTTATGTACAATGCAGAAAATCAATCTAATAGGACTGAAAGAAATGTATTGTTCAACAAAACGGATTTAGGGTTTGAGTTAAAAAGCTTTGAAGGGGATACGGTTATAAAAAAACTGGCATCAGCAATGAAACGGATGAAGGCGACGATTGAAAAATTAGGATATAAAGATTCATCATTTGCCGAAAACGAAAAGGACGCTTACACAATTAGTTCGATATGATAGGGATTGACTTTGCGATAAAAAACATCAATGATTTGTTAACCGCAAAATTGTGGTTAGGGAATACAACTATGTTTTATGGCCGGGTCTATGAAAACGAATACGAGAATGGGATAGTCCCTGAAATTTCGGACGAGCAAAGATATACGGAAGTGATGCACGACCGTAAGTTTGATGCCCAATTATTTTGGCGTGTACTTCCTTCAAACAAAAGAAACGGTGAGCCAATATCGGTGCAGTTGTTTGTTTATGTAAACATCCTAAAGCTTTATCCAACCGAAGATAATAGAGATGCTTTGGAAATTGCAGCTCGTGACCTTATCAACGTATTAAGGTTATCTGCTTTCAGGTTTGGCAATTTGGTGATTGGCAAAGAATCGTTTTCCTTTTGGAAAGGATCAAGCCAAAATAAACACGATATGCAGCCCTGGGCTATGTTTCGGATTGACGGGTCGATACCTTTGGATATGGTTAGCGTTGGAACTCCTATTACATCAATTGACTTGACTATTTTGGCAGGATCGCACGGGACGAGTTCACCTGTACCATGGGTTTATTTCCATCCGTATTCAAAAAACAACCCCGTGATTATACCTATTAATGCCATCCCTGATGCTGGTTATCAATTTGATTACTGGTTGATAGACGGCGCGATCAATACCAGCGCACTTACTTATGTAAGGATGTACGCAAGTATTTCAGCACAACCATTTTTTAAACTAATTTAAAATTATCATTATGAGTACATTACCGATGGGGATGTCCCCAATTATAGAATACTGCGGAGATCCAAAAATGATTGGGATTTCCAACACGAACAACATCTATGCTAACATCAACGCCGCAAAATCTACAACCGGCTGCAAGGCATGGGTAGATACTGCATTAAGCATGCACATTACTCAAAGTTTCCAAGACATCGAATCTACCAAGCCCGAAGCCGTTACCGAAACGACCGGGTTTGGGGCTAATCGGGACACAAGGTTTACCCCTGGTGGGATGATTGTTTATCTCGATTCAAACCCGTGGTCACACAATTCAGGCGTGAAAAACTTTACCGGTGGCCGGTATTATATTGAGGTTTATCTCGCAAATGGCTATAAATTGCTGCACAAAAATAGCAATGGAACTTACTGTGGATTTTTGGCACAAGTATCCGCAGTTCCAACCGGGATTCCCGGTTTAAGCGACAAAACAAAACAATACACTTTAAGGGTAAATTGGGAAAATGTTGATCAGTTTAAGGATATTGAAATTGTTGAGCTTGTTGACCCGCTTGCTGATTATTTGGCTCTAAACCCGACCGCTTTAGGTTACACTATGGTAGCTTCGACTTATGCAGCAACTAATATCAATATCACTTTGTTTGCATTGGCCGACAAAACAGCCCTGGTAACCGACACTTTAACTGCTACTGTTGTTGATAGCTTCGATTCAGTTACCGGGACTACAATGGTTAGTCCAGCTGTAACCGTAGCCGCTCCAAGTTCTGGAGTATCAGCATTGACAATTGTAAAGGGTTCAAGCCCTGTTACCTTAGTATCCGGCGATTGGATTAAGTTTAAGCTGCACAAAAAGACATCAGCTGTATTTAATACGATGACTGAAATCATCACTTTAAAAGTGCCTTAAATGTCAGTCGAAAAAACAAAGGATGTAGGGTTAGCTGAAGTTAGCCCTACACACAAAAACCTTTCGCTCGACGAATTTAAAACATTTCTGGAAAGCGCAGGGTTTTACGGGGATTTTGAGGCAGCTTACAAAAAAATAGGCGGAACAATCGAAAAGAAAACTACTAAAAAAGATGTCGAACATTAACCCAGACAACAAAGTCAAACAGCTTTTAGATCGACTAAACAAAATTGATCAAAAAGCTATTTTGATTAAAGTTATCCAGGAAAATGAAATTAAGTTGATAGACGTACTACGAGACCAAATGAGAATGGGACTATCCGGGAGTGGTGACATTCAGCCTGGATATTTCCCAGCTTATTTGAACTATAAAAAATCATTGTCCTCTTACAATGCCGGGAATAAAGTGGACTTGTATTTAACTGGTAATTTTCAAAATACAATGTTTATCAGGATTTCAGGCACTCAATATGAGTTTGATTCAAGGGATTGGAAACGAACCGACCTTTTAGAAAAATATGGAGAGGATATATTTGCCCTTAATTCACTTTCAAAAGAACTTGGACAAGAATTAATCACTCCAAAATACTTAGAAGAATACGCTAAAGAATTGAACGCATGATTTACAAAGGCTACTATACTTTAACGATAGATGAATACTGCCAACTGGAAGAAAACCCACGAAGCATTTTATTGTTTAATTACCCGTGGCCTGAAAAATACCTGGTAAAAGCTATCAATAGGCTTAACCGAAAAATGGCTTTAAAAATCAACCAAAAGGAGGCCAAATCTTTGATGTACGATAAAACCATGATTACCCATTTGGAGGCTAAAATAAACCTGTACATTATAATGTGGAAAACGTTTATAACAGGGGCAATAGTTGAGCCAAATAAAGAAATGTTGGCTTTGTTTGAAAAACATTTTAAACACCCATTTTCGCCGGAAAACATAGACGAAATAACCGACAAGATACAAAAGCTAAAGATACTTTTAAAACAACTAACTGCCCGATTTAAGCAACCAATTGAGCAACAAAAATTATCCACATTGGAGCATGTTATGAGGTTGGAAGATGTTTTGGGCTACCCGATAGGCCGGGAGCGATTGTTTAAATTGAAAGGGTATCACGAGCATGTTATGAAAATAGTTGCCGCAAGAAACAAAACTAACAAGAAATAAAATGGCTGAGATTACCGAACTGCTGTCCCCGGAAGCGATCAAACAAGGCGAGCAATTTATAAAGATGCTGGAAACGGCAGCCGCTAAATATACCGAACTGGCAAAGGTTTATGATACTATTTCGGATAAGACCCGTGTACAGATAAAAGAAGAACAAGAACTTGAAAAACTCAATAAACTAAAACTGCAAACCGATGCCCAGGCTATAAAAAACGAACAGGCATTAGCAAGGGAGCTTGAAAAAAAGGCAGCTCAACAACAAAAAGCAGCAAAAGCAGCCGAAAAAGAATTATCAGCATATGAAAAACTTAGCAATAAATACAAAGAAGCCGCAAAATTAGCCAAAGATTTGGGTGCAGCGGTTGCCGGTGGAAATAAATCATTAGCCGGGGCATATAATATAGCCAACAAAGAGGCTTTAAAATATAAAAACCAACTTGATGGGATAAATTCAAAATTAGGAAACCATCAAAGCAAGGTAGGAAGTTATTTTAAATCAATGGTTCAGTTTGCCGGTTCTTTAGGATTAGTTACCGGCGGGGCTGCTCTTTTGACAAAAGGATTTGAATTATTGAAAAATAGTTCTCAAACATTTGGTGATGCTTTTGCTATAAAAATGGCAGAGGCCACTGCGGTTACCCAAAAATTCTTTTCAATGCTTGGTACCGGCGATTTTTCTAATTTCCTTAAAAATATGCAAGAAGCTGCAAAGGCAGGGCGTGAATATGCAAAAGCATTGGATGACTTATTCGAAGGCGGCATGGGATTGACAATAGCCGAATCAAATGCACGTAAAGAAAAAGCAATTTATAAAGAATTAGCCAGAAACAGAAACCTTTCATTAGAGGAAAGGTTAGAATATGCAAAAAAATACTTGAAAGTAGAAACCGATATAGTCAAAAGAAGAGAAATAGAGGCAAAAAAAGAATATGAAACATATTTGAATTATTTCGTTAAAATGACTGGATTAGATGAAGAAAAATTTATATCATATCTAAAAAATTACCGAGAAACAGAAAAACTAAGAGACGAAATAGAAAGAAAGCAAAAAGAAATAGAAGGTTTAACAATAAAAGCATCCGCTAATACCACCAATGCAATTATACAGGCATCAAAATTATTTATTAAAGATAGAAAAGAAAAATTAGCCGCTATTGAATCATCATATACAGAAGAAGAAAAGATGATGATTGAAACCATGAATAAATACAACAAAGGTAATGATGAAATGACTAAAAACGCAGTTCAGGCGTATGCAAAAATAACTGACATTCAGGCGGGAGAATACGAAGAAAGAGCAAGATTAATACAGGCATATAATGGAATTGTAGATGATATAAACAAAGATGCTATAAAAACAGCTGAAGATCAAAATAAATTAGGGGAAGCTTATTTAAAAGACATATTAGACCGTGGTAATTACGATAAAAAACAAAAAGAAACAGCTATTGATTTAGCCGAAAAATCACGGGAAGAAAAGCTTGCTATCTTTATCAAAGAAGGTGAAGATTTTAAAGCAAATCAGGAAGAAACTACAAGGATTCATGCGGAAAATGAAGAAAGAAAAACAAAAAAAGCTGAGGAAGAAGCCGAAAAGCAGAAACAAATCGAAGAACAAAAACAAGCCGCTATCCATTCGATTGTAAAACAAACATCGGATACTATATTTTCGATACAAGAATTGCGTTTAAGCCAGGAAATGGACGCTTTGGATGTGTATTATCAATCTCGCATCGAATCTGAAAGCAATCTTGGCAAAAATACAGAAAAATTAGAGCGGGAATATGCCATTAAAAAATATGAGATACAGGTAAAAGAGTTTAAACTATCACAACAAAAAGCACTTGCAGACATAGCAATTGCAGCAGCGGTGAATAGCGTAGAAACCCCTGCCTTAACTGGTTTTTATATTGCAATGGCCGCTTTACAAGCCGGGATTGTGCTGGCACAAAAAGCCCCAGCAATGCCAGCTTATGCCGAAGGTACGGACGATGCCGCTCGTACATTCTTGGCCGGTGAAGCCGGTTTTGAATTGATGAAATTAGCCGGGGGAGGTTACGAACTGGCAACCAAACCAAAAATTTATTCCGGGTCAAAATATGAACACGCCGAAATATTCCCCCACGATGAAACTCAACAGATTTTAGCGGCTAACCAAATGAACGGGTTATCTATGTCAGGGGTCGAACGAAAACTCGATAGGCTTATAGCCAAAGAAACCGCCCCGGTAATAAACATAATTAATAAACATGACTATCGCTACACTAAAAGATATGAAAGGATGGGACGGTGAAGCATATTAACCGATATTCGATAATCTATAATTCGGTAACGACCGTTTTGGAGTTTGCCCCGGTGAAATGGGAGGAACGCAATAGGTCTTTAAAGCGAAGTGATAGCGCAATTGGCCTATTTAGGACTTTCACTGCTGATTTAACTTTTATCAAAGATGGGTTCGATTTGCTCAATTCAATCGAAGAAAGCGACGGGATAAATGCAAATGTTCAATTATTGGTCGAAAAGATGAACCCAAAAACTGGCATATACGCACCCGAACCGCTGATGCAATTTGATTTTACCGAACTATCTTATACTACTGAATACGGCAAAGGCATAAAAATAGCCCTTATCAGTTCAGGGTTTGAACAGGTTTTAGATGCACGAAAGGCTATTGAAGTTCCTTACGACCGGTTAACTACTATTGACGGGGCAACAATAACCCCTTATCCTGCTATTGATACTGATTTTGGGGGCGGGTTGACCTTTCACGACACCGACGGATACCGGACTGCAAAAGTATTTGGGATTGATGTAGCGGATAAAGGGGTAGAATATACGTTTGATAAATACACTAATGAATATTCTATTTTAGGAGTTAACCTAAATATTGGACAAATATTTATAATGGGATTAAGCACCGACTACACTAACCCTTCGTTTTTCGAAATAGCAAATAGAACTATTGATGATGTTGGGTTATCAGAAATGATATCAATCCCTGCCTTATATGCAACAACTGATTGTTTTTTCTACACAAATGCAAATGCCATCATAAATTATAACATTAATTTTTATTTAAATCATAGATCAGACCTTTCAGTAGTGCCTAATACGTGGAATTTACGAATTGCATTATTAAAAATAACATTTAATGAACTTGGAGCTCCTGGCGTAATAGAAGCAATAGAATATTTAGACGCAGCACATTCTAATCCATTATTTTCGTATAATGTTAATTTTGTTGGGTCAGAATCATTAACTGCTAATCAAGGTTTAATTTTAGCAATAGCACATAATAATGACAACGGCAACCCATTACATAGATGCGATAGTAAGGTGACTATATTAGATAATGGGGTAATGAATATTGATTATTCAGAAAAATATCCAACTACATACACAAAGTTTGTATTACCACACGAAGCTTTCGAAAGGTCAATTGAGGGATATACGGGTATCAAAGGTTTTTATTCGGAACTATTTGGACGCACCGATTTAGGATATGCCGTGGATGGCGAATATGCTTATATCGCACTTACAAATGGTATGCTATTGAGGGGATTTCCACAAGGGAACGTAATTGGCCCCGATGCTGTGAAAATTGCCCAATTGACATTTTCATTTGAAAAACTGTTTGAGTTTTTTAATTATAACAAGTGCCTTGGTTGGTCTATCGAGACAATTGACGGCGTGGAAAAAGTAGTGGTCAAAAAACGTGAAGACTTTTTTAACGACGCAGTTATAACCGACGTGCCACCAATGAAAATACATTCCTATACCCGGACGAGAGAGCCAAAGTTATATTTTAATTCGATCAAATTAGGGTGTGAGGTCGAGGCTTACGAAAACACATCAGGGTTGGAAGAATATTGCGGAAATAGCGAATTTGCGACTTGCATTAAACCGGTCGACAATCCTCTTGAATTGATAACCGAATACAAGACGGCTTGTTATGCAGTTGAATTTGTCCGTCGTTATCCGATGCTCGAGTATTCCACAACTGACACCCAATATGATAGCTACATAATGGCCGTAGACATGATTTTAGATACCGACGGCAACCTGATGCAACGCACGGATGAAGGTTTTACAACCATCGAAGGGATACCTTTGATCACAACACCAATGAACTTAAATTTAACCCCTGCACGGGCGTTATTACGTTGGGGATTCTGGCTCAATGCCGGGCTTTGGAAATACCCATCATATAATTTAGTGTATTCAAAATCTTCTTTTGTCACCGATTTGAACACTTTGAAAACCGGTGAATCCGAATTACTTGCAGAAAATGACAACCTTTTAAACAATCGTTTGGGTAATCCTGTATTAAGCGGGTATGGGATCGAGTTTAGCGCACCGTTAACAGATGCCGTATGGGATTTAATAGTAGCTAATCCAGGGGGGATACTTAGGTTAACCGACCAAATAACCGGGGAAATAATCTACATGGCAATTGATTCAGTAACAAGCGAGCCACAACAAAACAAGCCGACCAATTGGAGCGGATTGGAATGTTATCCTGCTGATATTGGCACGTTCAAAGTACTTATTGATTACAATGGATTAATTTTTATGGATCACTCGAATAATTTGATACAATTAACGTAAATTTGCGATATGGCAAAATTTAACATATTACCGAATACACCGTTTTTCTTTGTCAGGAAAGAGGACTATCTTTTAAAGATGCAAACCGAGATGACAAGGTTCTTTGAAGATTATGAGTATCAGGATAGACAATTCGACGAGCCATATATTTTCTCTTTTGACCAGACCGACCCGTTATTTTTTCAGTACCGGACTGATTATTCTGAATTTACCATCACGCTTTATTCAAGTACCGGGACAATTATCGGGACATTAACAAAAACAAACCTATTAACATATGCTTCGACAAGCGAGTTTTATGGGTCAAAACTTTACCAGACCAATATTGATTTGAGTTCTTTGAGCGGAGATTATTATGTGGAAATTTATTGTTATGAGATTTTAAAACCAATATTGACCTTCAAAAGTGCATTGTTCCACGTGGAACAAAACTGCCCCGGGTTAAAATTAGAATGGTTTGGTTCGACTTCGCTGCCTGACCCGTTTATTTGGGATGTACAAAAAGCAACCTTAAGAATGGTTGGAGAAATAAAGCGTAAGTTATCGGGTAACGAAAAAATAACTTACGTAACCACTGAAGGAAATATAGAAAATACTTATTGTTTACCAAAAAACATGAGGCTTTTACAAGTTGATATAGTACCTGAATATATAGAAACAATTCTGGATTTATCCGTCCAGCATGATTCTTTTTATGTTAATGAGGTTGAATTTGGTGCATCGGAAAGCGGTTGGGAGTTTGAATCTACACATAATTGCCTTTACCCTATGAACATTAAATTAACCCAGAAAAATTACTATAATTTTGCTGAAGATGAAGAATTGACTGGCAATAATCCGGTATATGATGACGATTACATGATGATTAATGATACCGATTATGTTTTAATAAACACAACCGACAAAGTAACAATCAATAATTAAAAATATGGCAGACGCAAGAATTAGCGGATTTACGGATACGCAAACAACAAAGGATTTAACAGCCTATGCGGCTGTTGATAAGTCATCTTTTACCAATATGAAAAAAGAAACATTGGAAAGCATACTTCGCACGCGGGTGCAGAGTTCTATAACTTGGGCAACTTTAGATAGTACATCGTTATCGTTCACAAGTTTAGAACAAATTAATTTAACAATAAATCCATTAATTTCAGGTGTTACGGCTACCATTTCATTGACAAATATTCCAACAGATAGTGAGGTTTTTTTAAAGATAACTAAAGGAAGTGGATTAACCATCGCCTTTAGTGGGGCAACGGTTGATTATTTTAATTCGACATTAACAACCCTATATTTTAGGATTATTTCAATAGGATCGACTTTGTTTGTTTTTAACTTGCAAAAAAAAACATTAGGCATAGATAATTTAACGGCATTTACCCCAACATTAAATTATCACCCAATGACATTGAAGTACGTGCAAGACAATACTTTAATACCATTATTGCGTGGATATGCTGTTGTTGGGGACTCGACTGGAGGTCTTGAATCAATTGCACTAACATTTACTACTGTCGGAACAACTGATTATATGGTAGTTGGAGCGTGGAAAGAAAATGCTACTGGGTTATTGCCAGTTGTTTCATGGAAAACAAGATTGCATACGGCAACCGGATTTACATTAGATTACGCAGAAGCAGGAACAGGAGTGTCTAATTTGACGTTTTATTTTTATTTATTGCCTTTGACTTCTTTTATTGACGTAACACCGACTTAATATGGCAGCGCAAACAATAACATTGACTTTTAGTGATGGATCAACAGCAACAGCGACGATTGATGCTATAAAATTAGATGAATTAACCGTTTTAGCACCAGGGGACGTGGCCGTTGATGCTCAAATGCATGTTAAGCAATTAGGGGTTGATTACTATGTTTTGGCTGGAAAGTTTTTCACAACAATCGAAGATAATTTAACATCTTTGACAGCAACAAATGCACTTGCTGCAACTCAGGGGCGGGAGTTAAAAAGGTTGATTGATTTTGAAAAACGTGCAACAAGAACGCTGTTTTATTATGATGATTTGCTTACAGTTACCGAAGTGGCCACCGTCTTATCTGTTGTTTTTCCGGCTGGCACAATAGCGATGCCAGATTATCCGGCTTATGATGTTTTGACGGCAACCATTTCCGACATACCTGACGGTGGTGGTATTAAATTGAGTTATAACATAGCAACCACGGCTTTTACTTATTCGGTTGTATCCAGCTTGGCGGCTTATATTGATGGAGTAGTACCACCCTCAGGCACTTTTGAATTTATCATAGCTCGTAACGTCGGAGGAAAACTTGAAACCCATTCACCATCTTTAAGAGCTTATATTTACGGATTAGCATAAACTTTTAAAAAATAATAATTATGAAAAAAATCATCTTATCAATTTTACTTTTAGCTTTTGTTTTGTCAGGGTTTGCTCAGGAATGCGTTCCGGTATCACCTCCTGGCGGTAGGTTGCCGTATATTGATATTGTCCATTTTAATAAATATACTTCGGATAGTTCGATTATTGAACTTTATCAGGATACGGTAAAATTTAGGACAAACCAAGATGCCTATTCTTTTAATAAGTATCTGTTTATTAAAGGGTTAAACATTGCCGAAGGTGGTTCGATTGTTATTAATAACGATACGGTATTGTCGTTAGATACAGCGAATATTGTTTATAAATCCACGACTGACACCATAACAGGCAATAAAACCTTTACAACGGGAATATTAATAGGGGCTGATGCTAATTATACCGACTTCCCAGGTGGATTATTTATTTCATCCAAAGACAATACCGGGCATACATATACGGGCAGGATAGGGGTTATAGGTGAAGCTAATGCTTCAGCGGGCGACACTGGCACAGGAGTTGGAGGCGTGGCCAAAACAAACGGGGCTAACCAGGCCAGGGGAGTGGCCGGGGTAGGTAAAGTACTTTCGTCGTCGGATACCGGAGCTTCAATAGGTGGTTACTTTAGGTCAGAGGACACCCATACTGGTGGTTTTAACGTCGGGATAAGTTGCCGGGCGGTGAATGCTACGACTAATTATGCACTATCATTTGCCGGTGGTGACATTTCAAGTAATACAAATGCTTTAAAATGGCTGCTTTACGACAACCAGACAAGTGCATTGTCATTTGACGCAACCGGGCGAACCGGGCTGTTAAAATTGATAACTACCAACGGGGCTGAAAAAGTCGAAATAAATGGGGAAGTGGATGTAATTTCAACATTAAATTCGATTTACGGGACATATAATTATCTAACCGGAACTTATTGTATAGGCAATTTCAATTATACCACCGGGGCTAATTCAAATGCAATAGAAAATACAGCCGAAGGATACCAGGCGATGGGTGGGGCGTTTTATACATACGGGATTGAAGGAACGGGACAATACACAAAAACAAATAGTTACCGGGCAATTCCTGGAATATTCGAATCTACTTTATGCGACACTATATTTCAACTTGATAAAGGGGCTACCAATATTTTAAAAGTGACCAATTCGGCTGATAGTTGCAAATTATTTACAGGCAAAACTTATTTTGCATTAAACAAACGCATTTATTCACCTGGATTTACCGTTACCGGGCTGGTTAATGGCGTGGTATCAAACACATATGGAAATAGTATTATTTCATCTACCTTGTACGATGATGCTATTGCTTACCAAGGGACAACCGACGGTAACGGGGCTACAGTTGCTTTGTTTACTTCCAACGGGGACGGGGCTATTCCGGTAATAGGAACAGCCACAAGCTGCGATACGCTTTTGCAGCTTAATAAATCTACGACCAATGCTTTAAATGTGGCTAATGCCCCCAGTTCTGTAAAGTTAAACAGCGAAAAAGATTTGTTTGAATTTAATAAACACATTGCGACCGTTGAAGTTACGAAAGCATATCAAACACTTACTTACAACGCTTCAGTGACCATGAATACTAATATTGGGGCAAACGCAAAAATAACCCTTACCGGTAATTGCGCTTTGACTTTATCGAACCTCACAAACGGGGACGAAGGAAATATTATTGTTATTCAGGATGGCACAGGTAGCCGGGAAATAACCATCAGCCCACAGCCAAAAGTCAGGGGAGGAGATGGTTCTGGGACTATAACACTAACAACAACAGCAAACGCAATAGACATATTATCATACACATACGACGGTACAAGTTTAATGGTTACATACGGATTAGATTATAAATAATGAAAAAAATACTATTGATAATTTCAGTTGTTTTTGCCTCGTTAATTTCCAACGGGCAAATGTTTTACGGACATAATCAAGATAATAGTAGGGGAGGTTACGGTTTGCTTTATAATTGGTATTCTGCCAGTGATGCTAATTTCGCACCTACGGATTGGAAAGTACCAGAATACACTGAATTTCAATTGTTAATTACTGCTTTGGATTTATCTCCTGGTGCAAAAGCAAAAGAAACTGGATATACTCATTGGGATTCACCTAATACAGATGCTACTAATTCGAGTGGATTTACAGGCTTTGGAACAGGGCATAGGTATACTTCGGGTTTATTTTCATTATTAAAGCAATATGGTTATTTTTGGACAACAACATCTTATAATTCAACTCAATCATATGGTTATATACTTGCATATAATTCAAACGCATTTACATCTGCAACACCATACAAATATGCAGGACAAGCAATACGATTAATTTATATAGGAGTCGGAACCCCTACAACTGTAACCGATTACGACGGAAATGTTTACGATGTTGTTTTAATTGGTACTCAATATTGGACAGTACAGAATTGGAAATGCACACATTTAAAAGATGGCACCGCAATTCCAGAGGTGACCAATTCCACCACATGGGCGGGGTTAACTACAGGCGCATGGTGTTATTATAACAACGATCCTTTAAATAAATGATGCCTTATAACACATTTTTCATATTGATTAAAATATTAACTTTCGGGTTATTAACTTAAAATTTATGGATATGAAAAAATCACTAGTAATCCTACTTTGCCTAATCTCATTAAATGGGTTCGGGCAATTAGTTCACAAACCGGTAAAAGCTACTTTAATCGGTTATAATTTAAGCCAACCGGTTCCGTCGACTTGGGAAGACCCAAAAGTTTATATTGGGATTGTTGCCGTTGGAGGCACATTCGTAGTCAATCGTTATGTTTGCAAAAACATGACAGAGGGGCAACAAATGATCGTAGCTTTGAGTGGTGCTGCCACGTTATGGCTATCTTATACCATATTCGACGCGGTTCGTGACCACAAATATAAAAATCGTTACAAAAAATGTGTTAGAAGGATTTAATTTACTAAATTTGCTATAATTAAAAATTACTACTATGGCACATATCAGTGAAACCGAAGATCAGGTAATCGAACAATCAAAAGAAGGGGTTGCAATTGAACCAAATGAGGCTACGGACGAAGAAATAAAAGCCGCTCCTATTGATGATTTACCAGAACGTCCGATAAAAAAATGAGAAACTTTTGGCCAATAGCACTGCTGATATTAGTTCAAACTACGTTTGATTGCTTCGCTATCAGGTCAACCCATTGGGCTGTCTTTTGTAATTGTGGGATATATTTATCGGTATCATGGATGGCCTACCGACTTTCAGCACCATATTACAAGCTTAAAAAAATACCATATTATTCGGCAATAGTCGGTTTTATGGTATTGTTTGTTTTAATGGCTTTAAAATGGCCATTAATTTACGATGATTATAGGAATTCTATGGGGAAAATGGAAAGTATTATTCCGTTTTCTTTTGTATTAATTGGAGGATTTATATACTATTTGATCAATGAAAGACATAAAAGACTTGGGTAAACAGGCGCTTTATGCCCTGATTGTAGTCCTCGTGACCATGCTTGTTACCGGGGTGTTTGCAAAAAACGATAAGATAAAAAACGCCGCAACAAAACAGGAATTGAACATGGTGGAAGAACGATCAAATAGATACACCGACGATGTGATGGGTACGCACGAGAAGAAGGAAGTTGTTCGGGACGCTGCGATTGATGCCCAATACAATCAAATCCAGAGTGATTTGACATTGATAAAAAAATATTTAATTGAGAAAAAATAAATGATATGGAAATAACTTATAATCGCTCTGGTTTTGGAACAACAGCCTCCGCTGGTTGCCTTTATTTTGATGATAAATTCGTTGGTTTTATAGTTGAAAATAAACTAAAACGGATTGCTCCGGGTCTGTATAAATTGGGCATTCAGAAAGAACTTACGCCGCTAACCAAAACCCATTTGGAAAATAGGAACTATTCGGGTTGGTTCAAAAGACACATTGAAATAACAGGCGTTCCTGGCCGTTCAGGAATGTATTTTCATATCGGAAATTACGGGAAGGATTCGGAAGGTTGCCAACTCCCAAATATGACTTTAAATGAACTTAACAACGACATTGTAGGTGCAGGTTCGACTATCGCAACGAAGTACTTTTATTCGGTTGTTTATCCACTTTTGGAAGCAGGAAAAGAAGTTTTGTATAATGTAACCGATATGGACGTATGACATACTTTTTAATCGGAGCTATTTTAGGGCTAATCATCGGGGCTATATTGGGCTCATATGTGGCCAAAATTGGCAACATAACCGATCAGGTGACTAATATAACCGGCGGCAAGCAAATAATCAAAGATAGCCCCGGGGCGATGCTTTCAACTGAATTAAATAAAGTTGACCAACTTATTAAAAAAAAGCGTATATTTGGGAGGATTTTTAATAACTTAAAAAATAGGAGAAATGAAAAACTTTAAAAATTGGTTTCTTTTTATAATCGCAGCATTGCTGGTAATGGCTGCTCCAGCGTTCGGACAGGATACCGAATCCACAAGCACAACCGTAAGTGTAATTACCGTATTGCCAGCTCTTTTGCTCGCCGTTATGGCAGTAATTAAGATCATAGTGAATCTGACCCCGACCGAAAAGGATAATAAAATATTCGGGTTTTTTGATGACTTTTTTAATAGCTTTGTACCTAACTACAAAAAGGGTGGTGGAAAGTTTTGATTACTTTTTTTCATATCATATATTAGGTTTTTAGTTTGATTTAGCCCCGGCGTGATTTACCGGGGTTTTTTATGCCCAATAACATACGCTCAAAATATACAACCAATTGCTATTTAAACTAATTTTAGGCTTTATTTATCAAACTAAAAAATCATATGAAAGCAGAAAGTATCGAAAAAATTGTTGAGTACCTTGAAAAACAAGGAATAAAAACAAAGTACGAACAAGGCGAACCGGGCGTATTTAATCGAGTAATTGAATTTGAGGTTGAAGGTGATATTTACTTTATTGAATGGTGGATAAACCAATCGTATTTTAAACTTAGAAATGAATTTAGCTCACCATACTTGCCTTTTAAATATATAAACGTTAATCCAAATTCACCAACTGAAAAACACCGCGACCAATTATGTTTTTATGATCTTGAAACTTCAGGGGATAAAAGCAGTATGTTTTATAGTCCTATTCCTTTTGGGTGCATGCAACTGCCTTTTAATCGCGTTAAATAACATTTTGCAATATCATTACAAATGCTTAAATTTAAACTCATTTATTTATCAATTAACTAAAAATTTTAAAGTATGAAAAAGTAAAGGAAATTATGGCCGGACATTTAGCTACTCGGCTAAATCAATGGAATCGGTAGGCTTTAAATTGATAGGACGTGGTGAAAATATATTGTGGCGAGCCGGTGGTCAGTCCTGTAAAATTGTGAGCCAGGGTAGAAATACCCTGTAAACAAACCTAAAACCTAATAAAATGTACTCAAAAACCGAAATAATCGAAATGATCGAAGGCATGAAAAAAGCTTGCGGGGTTAAGCTTGAAAAATTTGGGAATAAATTCACTTTAAAATATAATTGAGATGAAACCAAAGATGAACGAAGAGCAATTAAGGGATTTTTTAACCTCTCCATTTGGTCTGGCGTTAAAGCAAGAAAAGCTATGTGATTTAGCGGAAATCGATAAAATAATATTGAGCCGAAACCGGAAGTTAAATAGCCAACATTTGGAAGCTTTGAATAAAACATTGCTCAAATTGGCTGCTGAGATTATTGTGGCATGCACATAACACCGTGTATAAGCAATAGCACATAAGCGTTGTAGTTAATTTGAAAGGGTGTACAAGTGCTATTGCTTATACACGTGTGTTACCGGCTTTCCGTTCTTTCTTAATTGAAAAATAATTACTTATGTATAATAAAAGAACTTGGTTAAACAAATCTAATTCTCCATCTCTCGGAAATGTTGTCGCATTTGACGGAGAAGTAGAATATAGCAACGGAACTGAAAGAACTACTTTTTTAGCAGTTTCAGATTGTCGAAATACGATTAAACTGATAAAAAATACTGAAACAACTGAAGATTTCATTGATAAAATGAAATCATTAAAACAAGAAATAGAACTATTTATTAATCATTTAGAGCAAACAATATTATGAAAATTACAGATTTTAAAAAGGGAGATTTAATTGTTCGAGTTAAAGAATCAAAAGAGTATTCAGCAGCTCCTTTATTTGTTGGAGATCCTTTTATTTTTTCAGAAATAAGGTATGGTAAAATTTATTTAATACGGTTTAATTGCCACAATGAATATAAACCAGAATTATTCGAAGAAGATTTAGATAAAAGGAAAGATGACGTTTGGGAATATTATGAAGCTCCCGAAATATTACATACGGCAATAATGAGAAGACTATATGAATCTATTGAAGAAGCATATTCAAAGAAAGATATTTTTAAAGAAGCTATCTTTAAAATAGCTATGGATCAGCTTTCTAAAAAGTAGGATGTTTTTTCGGATTGCCGGTAACGTTGAAGCTATGACCAGTGGCGGATTACGAGAACAAATTTATCAAATTACATAAAAGCATGAACGAATCACAAAACATAAGCACACCACCGCAGCCGCCATTGGTTATACCATGTTGCCCTTCTATTAATTTTTTCAATGTGGATAATGTAGAGTTTATGAAAACAAAAACCGATAAATACTACGACCTTGCAATAGTTGACCCGCCTTATGGAATTAATGTTGCTAAAATGGCTTATACACAAGAAGAAAATAGGCCATGTAAACAGAAAAACGGCACTACATTAAGAATTAAAAAGTTAAAATACAAACATGGCGACTGGGATAAAATGCCACCGCCACAGGAATACTGGGAACAACTTTTTAGGGTAAGCAAAAACCAAATAATTTGGGGAATTAAACACTACGATTTAAAAGGCTTAGGCAATGGCTTAATAACATGGAATAAATGTGTACCTGAAGGTGTGAGCTTTAATAATTATGAACACGCTTATTGCAGCTTATTGGATAAAGAAATTGAGTTTACTTATATGTGGGCTGGAATGTGCCAAGGTAAAAGCCTGACCGAACCAGCAACACAGCAAGGTAATAAGCAACTAAACGAAAAAAGAATACACCCAACGCACAAACCTATTCGGCTATATAGGTGGCTAATTTCTGAATTTGCTCAAAAAGGGTGGAAACTTTTAGATACTAATGGAGGCGGAATGAGTATTTCAATAGCCGCTGATGAACTTAATTACGACTTAGATATTTGCGAAATAGATGAAGATTATTTTAATGCAGGTGTCCAAAGATACGAAACTTTCAAACGACAGATGCGGCTCTTTTAGGGTTGCGGCTAACGTTGGCGGTATGCGCTGAACGGGGATTATTAACATAGAAATTAAATACGATGAACGAAACTTTGCAAACAGATAACTTATCCAACGAGAACGGAAGCCCCGTTTTGCGTATACCGCGTGTTGGGCGCAGTATTTCTTTAAATCTTTTTGGAGAAGTTACTCAGGATAAAAAGAACCTTGCTGATTACTTTATTGTGCCTCCTTTTTCAATCTTAAATGCAAGCTCTAAAGAATGGCAGAAAAGAAAGAAACTATGGGTACATAGAATTAACGACAAAGCACAAGCAAGGTCGAATAAGTTGAACGTTTATAAAGGCATATATGATGAAAATAATATAAATTATCAGAAAGCAGTTTCTTTTATGAATATAAAAGGCGATACAACAAGCATATTAGACCCTGTATTAAGTGAAGTATTATTACATTGGTTTAGTGAAGAAACCCATAATGTTTTTGACCCTTTCGCTGGTGATGCTGTTTTTGGTTTTGTTACGGCTTATAAAAACAGATTGTTTGACGGAATTGAATTAAGGCAGCAACAAGTTGATTTTAACCAAACATTAATTGACGAATTGAATACAGGCGCAAAGTATATATGCGATGATGCTTTAAATATTAAAAAGCACTTTGAAAAAGAAAGCAAAGACTTTATGTTTTCATGTCCGCCGTATGCTGATTTAGAAGTTTATTCTGAATTAGATAACGACCTTAGTACAATGACTTATGAACAGTTTTTTGAAACAATTGAAAGGGTTTTAATTGATTGCTTTTCTATACTCAAAGAAAATAGATTTGCTTGCATTGTCATTGGTGAAGTTAGACACAAAACAACTGGTTGTTATATTGGATTAGTGCCAAAGATTATTGGAATAATGGAGCGTGCTGGGTTTAATTATTATAATGAAATTATACTACAAACACCTGTAGGTAATTTAATGATGCGTGCAGGCAGATATATGAACCAAAATAGAAAAGTAGGGAAACAACACCAAAATGTATTGGTTTTTTATAAAGGAAACCCAAAAAACATTAGTAAACACTTTAATAAATTGAAAGATGCTGACTCAATTTAAACCTATTGATAATATCTGTCTTGAATTTTTGACAAAACATCATAATTCATTAGATTACATTGAATTTTTTAACGGAAAGATTCAATGCATAAACGATGGTATGTATTATGCAATAATTAACGGAGGATGTTATATTATTAAACCCAGTGCAATAATGGGAAAATACTCGCTTATATTATACTCATACCCAATTAATGCAGACAAAAACATAATAAATGAATTATTTAGCAATGGTGTAGGATTAAGAAGTTGTAAAATAAAAGGGACAAAAGATCCTTTTGGACAAGAATACATATACAATACAAATTCTTTTATAAAATTAGAAGGATCACAGTTTAGGAGACATCGTAATATTATTAAAAATATAAAAACAGATGTTGTGATCGGGAATAATAACGATATTGCAGACATTGTTGAAAATTGGAGTAATAATAAAGGCGAAAAACACCAAATAAAATTATACCGAACAATACTAAAGCAATTAAATAAAGTAATTATAACAACTTCTTACTTTAAAAATGTACCGATTGGTTTTTCTGTAATTGAAAAGATAAATGACAAGTATGGTGTGATAGTACAGAGGCTCATTAATCCAATTGAACAGGCTTTTGAAACCAAAGAACCAAACTACTTATTACATTATAACGATTGTATTCAAATGCCTAATATGTTGTTAAATATGGGTGGATGTGGGGGGTTAAAAAATATGGAAATAGCAAAACAAAAATTAATTCCAGAATACAAGCAAACAATATATCGACAAAAAAGTGAAGTAAAAATAAACAAAACACAATATAATTTATTCAAGTATGGAAGCGAAAATATGGAATAAAAACGGTTGGGCGAATGAGATTGACCCGACAAAGCTAAAAAACACTTTTAGCGAATTACTTGGATTAAGTGGTTTTGATATACTTAATTTTCAAGAACACTATTTTCAACCTATTGGATGGACTGGGTTGTGGTTGTTGGGTGAAAGTCACTTTGCAATACATACCTTTCCAGAGGAGGAAAAAAGCTATATTGAATTATCAAGTTGCAATGAAGATTATTTCTTGTACTTCGTTGCGAATTGCGGTCTTTAATATTGCGCCCAACGGTGGGCATAAGAAACGTGGCCTTGCAACCACTTTCAATTTACCTACCAGCTTTCCGGCCATGTTTTTTATGCCGTGTTAAGTGCAGTTATTCATTTAGTTATCATTTTAAATACAAATAAAAGTAAAATAATTGTATTTATTTGATGAAAATAATTGCAAATACAAATATTAGTATCATATTTGTATGGGTTTTTG